TTTAGCAAAGAAAAGGACTAACTCATGGTAGTAAAGAATGACCTCACAAAGTTTCTTGATATGAAGAAGGTTGATACTCGTCTTATTGGCGATATAGAAAGACACTTGATGCGTAGACCTGAAGACTCTCGGGACTCAACTGTGCTTCACCCATCAGAGATGATAAAGGCGGATTGGTGTTATAAGTACTCCTACTATCTTTTAAATGGCGGTGAAAAGAAAACGAAGAAACCAGCACTTTTTTTACAGGTTATCTTTGATGAGGGTCACTTTATTCATAGTAAGTGGCAGACTTGGTTTCAAGAAATGGGTGTGTTATTTGGTAATTTTAAGTGTGACGCTTGTGAACACACTACTTGGGGCGTCTCACCTAACTGTGAGAAGTGTAACAGTGCAAGGGTTAGGTACTCTGAAGTAACTCTATTCGATGATTCTCTCATGATAAAAGGGCACACAGACGGATGGATAAAGGGTATAGGTAATGATTGTCTTATTGAGATTAAGTCTATCGGTCCTGGAACCATTAGATTTGAAGCCCCTGAACTTATTTATGATGCTGGTGGAGATGTGGAAAAGGCATGGAAGAATATACGACGCCCATTTCGCTCTCATGTATTGCAGGGTCAAATGTATTTAGAATTAGCAAAGAGAATGTACGGCTCAGATGCTCCTACTGAACTGGTCTTCTTGTATGAATTAAAACTAGACCAAAAATACAAAGAGTTTGTGGTTAAATCCGACTTTGATATTGTTGAAAGATTTTTTATTGCGGCAGAAAAAGTTGTACAGGCAGTTAAAGACCAGGTAGAACCTAGGTGTAACATCAACCCTGATGGATGCAACTTCTGTCTGTCAATTGGAGACCCATGCTAAACCTCGGACCTCAATCACGTAGAGCAATAGAAAAATTAAACGCTCAAAACATTGAGATGTGGCCTGAACAAGACACACAACCAAAAATGCCACGAGATATTTCGGAGTTAGAAAGCGATGCCTTAAGCGAACTCTTTAGCCAACTTACCGCTTGGTCTAACTTCGTGGCTGGTCAGTTGGCAGCCTCTCAGATTGACGAGAAGTACCAAGAGAAGAGGCGGGACAACCTTGAGGCTAGGCTGTTCCTTTCAAAGGACAATAGCAAGGTCAAAGGGGAGCGGGTCACGCTCATTAAGGCTCAGGTGGCCGCCACTCCCGAGTTCATGGAACTTGAAGAGAAGTATATGGAGGTCTATGCTTATAGGAAGATGTTAGAGATGGTCTATAACAATTTCGAGAGGGACGTGTCTCTAGTATCCAGGGAAATCACCCGAAGAACGAACGATATACGAATGTCCCGAAAGGATAAGTACGCATGATAACGAGGGTAATACTTGCACTAGCACTTGTTTTAGGCGGTAGCACACTGCTACCAGCACACGCAGAACCCACACCAACAATTGCAGTAATCGATGTTGGTTTTAATACCGATACATTCAAAAACAGCATAGTTACAGAAGTCTGTGTTGTTCAGTATGTATTCTGTTCAAACAATACGCAGTCGATGGAGGGGCCTGGCGCATCACATGTAGGTGCTACTGGTTATCCTAAATTATTCGACCACGGAACTACTATGGTCTCTGTAATCTTGCAGGTAAATCCATCAGCAAAAATTATTCCAATTAGAGTATTAGGACAGACACCAACGAGTACTCCAGGAGTTTGGGCTGAGGGGGTATATGACCTTGCTGGTGCAAAACTTGCACTCGATTGGGTAATTGCCAATAAGCGTAATGACTCTTACGACCACCCGCTAGATAATTTTGCGCGAATAAAAAAGGGATGGGAAGTTATTTTCGGTATCGACTTAACAGAAGAACAGGTAGGACTAGCAATGTCATGGGTAAAGATTGCTAGAGAAGTCCACCAACATAAGAGAGATAATTTAACAGATGGCGCGGGGTATCTCGGAACAATAGAGATGGTGATAGATGAAAGGGAGCGCCGTGCCAACCAAGTTACTTGATGGTGGATTAGTTCGTACACATAGCACCTTTGTTGGAATAGACCAATCACTTACAGGCTTTGCTCTTACCGCTATCTCTGCGGTAGACAACACATACATCACGTGGGTCTATAAGTCACCTTACTTTGGTATTGAGAGACTCATGGATATTCGCCAATGGCTATATGAGCACCTCGACTATCTAGAGGAAGAAGGTGGCGAAATACTGGACGTGGCGATGGAGGGCAGCGTTCTCCAGTCGTATGCCGCTTTAAAACTAGGTGAACTGGCAGCCATAGTAAAACTTACTATAAGGGAGTTCTTTGATGAAGAAGACTCCTGTAAAATCTACCCCCTACAGGTTCCGCCAATGACCCTTAAAAAGTACGCCTCTGGTAAAGGAAACGCCAAGAAGCAAGAGATGCTCCTTCAAATCTATAAGCGTTGGGGCGTGGAATTTAATGATGATAATGCCGCCGATTCATATGCTCTGGCAAGGCTTTGTAAAAAATCTGCAATTACTGAAATTGAAAAGGCAGTAGTCGAACAGATGAAAGATGACAAATACCGAGACCAACCACGGTTTTAGACTTATCATAGAGTCTAGGAGAGCCTAACTCAAAAGGACTACAAATCGTGACCGATGAAACAAAACCAGTACTTCCTGAAGAAGAAGCAGTTTTACGAGTAAGTGCAAGTTCCAACCCCCAGAGTGTTGCATCTGCAATCGCGCATGCAATATACGAAAAGCACGAGGTTAAACATCCAAAGTAGAGATGGCGAAATTAGTGCAATTGTATTTATCATTACAGTAACTTAAAACAGGTTTATCCTTGTATCTAGATTAAGGAGTCACAATGGCATCTTGGACATCATTAGGGCACGCTATGCGTAGACGTATGGGCGCTCCCTCCAACCACCACGAATCGACAGGTAAAAGCATGAGCAGAAATCACATGACACCAGAAGAAGTACTTGCATCAGCAGAACACTCTAATAGTCCACGCCGTTTTATGGGAATGGATGCTATGCAATTCACCAGTGCAAGTGGGACCCCTGTAAAGGGAACTCTTGTCGGTAAGAAGAATACACAATCAGGAGACCCAACTGCAGGTGGCAAAGCAAATAAATCTAACATTCTTGTTGGTAGCACTGCCGCTTCCGAACGTCTTGGTGCACGCTATAACATTAGCGTTAAGTATCCTGCTGGCACATCTTCAGAGGCTGGACCAACAATGGCTAACGCAAGAATTGTTCCATCTGTCACTGGTCGTCAAAAACCAAACTTTGACTACGGACAAGATAGCGCTTACTAACATGCCATCACTGTCACGTCAATTTGACGGTACTGGACAAACAGGTCAGCCATATCAGCATTCGTCCGAGGTAGACCTACCACTCTCACATAGTTCTGCCACAAACTCTTCAACAGGGCAGGCCACTGCATGGCGTAGTAAGAGCCTAAGTAGAGGAGGCCCTATGTCGATGTCTTCAAAGACTAGAGGCACCACGTACAACTGGGATGACGCACCAACCACACCTATTATGAAATCCGATAAGGGCTCAGGTAGAAATGAATGAGTCGTCCAGTATTAAGTCACGTACAATTTGCTAATACAATCGGTGCATCACGTGAGTACGCGACAGGTATAAGGGGCAAACGTTCTGGTTATTATGTATCACGGGATAATCGAACCCCTATTCAAGTAGGTGGAAGTCTAGAACACGTTTCTAATACGCCACATGATGTTGATGCTGTAAAAGAACATTGGGATGCCACACGCCAATCAGCGCTTAGTGTAACTCCAACGGGTTGGATGACGGGACGCTCTTCAACTGCTGAAGAACGCTCACGTGTTCATCAAGGTGTGTGGAATGATACAAAAGATTGGCCAGGACACGTTGCAACGCACAAGACCTACTTAGATATCTCAGATAGAGAGCCGTCTCTATCAACGGCCCTTAAATCTGGAGTTTCGCAAAATCAATTATCAATTTATGCTGGTGCTAGTGGCAGCAAGGGGAGAACACTTCCTACACATTTTGAAAAGGATGGTGTACGAACAGTAAACCCACGTGCGGTTATGGTCGCAAAATCAGAGGGTATAAGAGAAGCGGAAATGAAAGAGCAAAGAGATAAACCCGCAAAACAAAAGAGAATTGAAAAAGAAGAAGCACTTTCAGCATTCGATAAAGCATTCCCTAGAAAGACACAGGAGTAGCCATGCCAAGCGGTTCTAATAACTTCTCGCCATCACAGAACTGGCAATCACTCGGTGGTTCTGGTTTTTCTGGGTACAACAATCAGGGTGGCGTAGGACTCTCGGTAGCACGGGACGAGTTGGATGCATCACGCATTGGCGTTGCCCGCATCCCTACCGCGGAGTATCCCGACGGCTATCTTGGCACACTTAAGACACGTCGTGGTGACAGACTTCTTGATTCAATCAAAAACAGAGTCAATCAGAAGGCTTATCAGCGTGGTGTTCACAAAGGTGAACGTATCGAGCCATCGATGTACTTTTGGCCTGAAGGATTTAACGCAGACATGGGACTTGCACGCCAGATGAAGTCGCAGTTTGTAGATGTTAATGGAGTTATGCAGTACATGGTTGCACGTAGTGCACCACAAGTTCAACTTACTCCAGCGCCGCACCTCGTTAATGATGGTAAGTCTAACTTGCGAGCGAATGAGCCAGGACAAATTGATGCACGTCGTCAAGCAATGCTCGCCTACCTACGACCATCATGGGCGTAAGATGGCAATATTTGGTGTATCCTCACATGGACGATGGGATAGTAATATAGCCCAAGCACAATTTGGCGTGCATGTAGATAATATCATTAAGAAGTTTCGTGAAGCATCTCCAGAAACAGTAGAGAGCGGAACACACTGGTATGAGAGGGCGCAAGAGGAGGCTGTACGAGTTGGTAGCGGTAATATGCGTAAGGGTGCAGGGGTGATTGCAGCGCTATCTCCACTTACACTTTTTGATAGAAACGTTGCCCAAGCACACACCCTACGTATGACAGGAAAGATACCAGACGCCTTAATTCCAGCCAACGTAGTAAAAGCAAAAAGAATTATGGCAGGGGAAGACCCTGACGATGTTCTTGGTGGTCATAAAGTTCGTAGTTTTTTTGAAAACATACATGACCCAAGTAATACAGAACCCGTAACAATAGACCGTCATGCACATGACATTGCACTGGGTCATCCTTTTGTAGGAATGGGTGGCGCAGACCCACGTGGAGATGGAGATAAGATGTCTCCAGATTTGGGACTTCGCTCATATGGGCGCTACCATCACTTTGTTCACGCATATAAAATGGCTTCACAACAATTAGATATTAAAGTTCCAAATCAAACCCAAGCAATTACATGGGCAACACATAGAGGTGCCAATTGACACAACGTGTAGAGGGCTCATATGACAAAATGAAACCATGGCGGGCTCCACTCCAGCCCGACCTGGTGGCAAAACGCTACTCCTATCATGGACCATGGGCATCTAATATGGAGCGCCTAACACAGCAGGCTCTTATGGTTATGAACATTCCTGGTAAAGATATTCAAGAGATGGTTCGTGTACCTCTTCCACAGATTCAGTTATTTCCTGATAGATATGGGTATGGTCCACGTGTACAGCCAGGCATTGCAGATATTGTTACTATCGACCGTAAATACTCAGAACCACGCGTATCCTGGTACTCTGGTGGTCCAGGTGGATACACAGCAAGTTCTAGAAATGATTTGGGGAGTAACTAATGGCTAACAAAGAACAAAAGGGAAACTCTCTCGTCAGATAGCCGAAAATGCCACTAAATATAACGGTTCAGCCCCATGTCCAACCTGTAGTGTTATAATGAACCCTGTAGAATTCATAAATAATGGAGGACACTGCTTGAGTTGTCTGACTCAGCGTCGTTCTAAGTTACTACAAGAAAAGATGGTGCGATAAATGGGGAGTCTACAAGCAGGAGAGTTTGCTAGCATGACTGGCAAAGGCAAAGGTAAGATTTCAATTGACCAGGCGCTAGGGTGGCATCTTCAGAGTAACCATTATCCACCTGTTCCACTGACAATGGTGGGACCAGCCAAGCGTGCAATCAGCGCCCATAATCGTGGAAAGCATGACGCAAATATTAAACTTCCTCAAGGAATTCTATGGAAGGGTAAGAAATCTGCTCCAGCACATGCAATAATAGACTCACATCATTTAGACTCTTGGTTAAACCCAAGAGACGAAGATTACTAAAGGAGAATAGCAATGGAATTCAATGACCGTCGTGTAAAAAAGGTTGACGACCCTAGGTGGGCTAAGACTGAAAATACTGATGTAAATCCTAATCTGACTCATAGTGGAACTGACGCACTAATGCGAAATAGCCGACACGCAGATGGCTCACTAAGAACTTCAACCTCCGTGTCATCAGATGGAAGTAGGTATTAACTAATGGCAGTTAACTCATCACGTTCAATGAATACCTCTCTCAATGAGGGAGCAACAGATGGAAAGTATCGAAAAGTTCGCCCTGATACAGAAGTCATTCCTGGTTCAGGAAATGAAGAGACCATCAACAACAGGCAGTCACTACACCCATTTTATAATTATGGATTTGTAACTTCTGAATACCCAAACAAAGTTAATCCAGGGAAGTAATCATGGCTAATCCAGTACCAGATAGAAGTACTAATCGCAATTTACGTAATATAGAAGTAGGGCTAGGACACCGTGTGACTGAAGAGGAGGGACTTCGTCGTGGCTGGCAGTTTCGTGGGCCATTTAGCGGTACTATAGTTGGAGGAATTTCTGATATGCATGGGAACTATCCCAAAAAAGAAAAGAAGTCAAGGAGATAATCATGCATAACCTTTCACCAAAACAGTTTACGTTTCAAGCGAAAGAAAAAGCACCAGGTGGTTGGTCTGGTTCTGTTACACCTTTAGGAGCAACTTCTGCAGCACATGCTAGAGCGATGGTTGAACAAAGCGGTACCCACGAAGTTACAGATGCTGAAAATAAAAGTGAGGGATAGCATTAACCATGGATACAGTACCAGATAGAAGTAACCATCCAAATCGTAATTTAGCAGCGCTCTCCGCGAGGAGAGAGGTAGAAGATGCGTATAGCAAAGCCGAAACATGGGGAGATGTTTTTGCTAACACACCCATTTCAGAAATTAACCATCCCATTAGTGGTAGTGTGCTTTCAAAAGCAGTAAGGGCTAAAAAAGAAGCAAAAGGTAGGTCTACTCGCCCACGTGCAGAACAAGAGGCCGCTCGTAGTTTTTCTGGCGGAAAAATGAATGTAGGAACAGCCGAAGAGGTACTTAAGAACATAAAAAAGATACCTTGGATGATGGCTAAATAATTGTGTCGAAGATTGGAGCGGCTAAAAAGCATAAGAGAGTGTCGAAAGGTTTTAGTGATTATTACAGCCGCGAACAAGGCATAGCAAGGGAAGCCCGAATAGAGTCACGACGCCAAGCATTCGAAGCCGCCAAACTTTCATCAAGTAACTCACAACCAGTAAGTAAGGAAAACAATGGCTAGTCCAAGAAACTCACCGCTCTGCTTATAGAGATGCCAACCCAGATTACACTGTAAACTCATACTCCACACCTATCGCTTGGTATGAACATGGCAAGGGATGGTCTATGCCTAGTCAAAAGCATAGTAGAACTACTAGCAGGCATCAGAGTCTTGTAAGTCGTGCAATCCACTTTGTGGAGAGCGCAAACGGTAGCCGATAAAGGTAACCTAATGGCAGTTTGGGATGTTCACCATACAGAGACAGACGAATACCTTTATAGTTTTCGCGGTGGCAATACTCTTACCCCCAAAACTATAGAAAAACAATTTAACCGAGAACCTAGCGCTGGAGTCATTATTGATTCTGTTACTAATGAACAAGAACATCCAGAAAGGGCGCCAAAAAAGAGGTTGTTTAAAACATAAAAGTTTAGTAGTCTAAGGACTCGTAATACTAAAAGGAGCATAATGACAATACCTATTCTTGGTCAAAAGAAACAAAATAATGAAGAGATGTTTAGGTTGTTGTACTGCCTAGTCTGCGGAACATTAGAGGAGTTACCTCCTTATGATGGACCTCTAGAACAAGACGTTCTACTCACCATTGCGTGTGAGACTCATGTATTCCCTTCAGGAGAACCTCACAAAGGTAAGTTATTTGTTATACCGATTAGAGCGTGGGCACATACTGACTCAAGAAAAGAAATGATTCGCCAAATTAGAGGCGGAGGTTCTAAAGGTATTGCAGAGATTGACGATAAATTCTATGAATCTCGTTCAAATTTTATGGAAGATGCAATGACCTGTTATGGTCAGCATAATAAACCAAAAGATGGATGTGTAGATTGGCATATCAAGCAGAAGATGCTTGTTCCTAATACAGCCAAAGAAAGAAAAGAAGAAGGTATGGAGAGGTACGCCGACTCACCAGGACCAAAGACTTATCTCTGCGATTTTTGCCCAGTAGCGATAGGCGTAGCCACTCGTAAACAAAAACTGATGGGAATGAAATAATGGCCGCTAAGAAGAAGGTAGAACCAACCCCTGCTCAACCCAATATACCCGTAGTTGATGCCGCCTTTATCGTGGCAATCACACTCGAAGGAATGGTGACCACAACAGCCGTTCCATTAAATGGGGTGAATCCCTTTCAAGTTCAGAGATTAGCGAGTACGTATGACATCTTTAGAACCAGTAAAGAGATTGTTGCCGATATTGAAGGACACGTCTTGGCTGACCGAGTAGCAAAGTCGGTTGCACTTCAGTTGCAGCCCCAAGACTCATCAGCAGAGTTTAGACAGAAGTTGTTAAATGCACTTAGTGATAGAGGCGTAGAAACCCCCGCACTCCCATAGACTAAGGTTATGAACCAGTCTGATTACTTTCAGCAGATTGTAGGACCAGTCCAACTTCAGGGCACTTCTACATCTTACTTTTCTACGCCAGAAACTAGGTTAGACCCAGAGTTATTCACTGGCAATAATCTCAATGGGTGGATTAGAAATGGTCTTCTACAATTACTATTTGGCTCTTTAAATGAAACGTACCGTCACCCTGACTTATGGGCTCACGCCTGGATTGCGGGTTCTGCCGTCTCCTATCAATGGTCAGCACAACGTGACCCTGCCGATTTAGATGTACTCATCGGTGTCGATTACATTCAATTCAGATTGGCTCATCCTGAATACGTTGGCCTATCAGATGTTGAGATTAGTAAGATGATTAATGAAGATTTACGAACCCTTCAATTAGAAACTGAAGATTGGAATGGGTTTGAAGTAACTTTTTATGTAAATCCAGGAGCCACAGACATTCTCTCTATAAATCCCTATGCAGCCTATGACTTGACCCACAATGAGTGGACCGTGTTCCCGTCCCAAGATGGGGCACCTAAAAATGATGTGTGGGAGTCACTAGCACAGCGGGATTTAAGCATGGCTTCCGCTATTGTTAAGCGGTACTCTCAAGCACTAACTGATTTAAAGGGCGCCCAAAATGACTCATCACGTAGAAATGCAGAGTTTAAATTGCATACCGCTCTAATCCAAGGTTCCGCATTGTTTAACGACATACATCATTCACGTCGTTTTGCCTTTAACCAGAATGGTAAAGGTTACTCCGACTACTATAACTACAGATGGCAAGCGGGTAAGAAGTACGGAACCATACCAGCGCTACGTCTACTATACGACTATCTTGAAGCCTATAAGAAGAACGAGGCGCAAGAAAATTATGGCATTGAATTACCAGATACTCAGACCCTAATTAGACGAGCAGCAACGTATAGGAGTAAAGGATGAGTAACTTAAGTAACCCACAATTTGGAGAGCAATTCGGAATCTCCCCAAAAGAAGAGCGAGATATGCACGTTCGTGCTGTCGGTGACCAGATACATGAGACTCTGGAGAAGGCACTCTTTGGTGAAGTAGGTGGACTTCGTGCGTCGTACCAAGCGGCAGCGTTGCATCGTATGCGTGGCATTCCTGCTGACATGATGAAAGAGGATGAACACGGTCATCACGCATCCTATACGGCAGGTAACTGGACCACCAAGTGGTGGGGCGGAAAGTATGCCGAGCATTCGCACCCAAAGCATGGGACGGTAGATGCTACAGACATGGCAATTAGCCATGACAACGGGGAAGAGGAATTACCTACCAACATTACAGGGGCACACATTAAACAGATTCACCATGAATTTCTCGGGTATAAAAAAGAAAATTATCCAAAAGATATGCAATAAGGAGTACCAAAAGGAGCACTAATCAATATCCTCATATCACTCGATGGAGTACTAAGTTCGGACTCAGGAGAACCAATCCGAGCAGGAGTAGTTCTGTACTATGCCCTAAATGCTGGACACCGTGTTGCACTTAGGACCGCTCGCACGAAAGAAGATGCCGAGCATTGGCTCTTCTCCCATGGAATTATTGGTTACGACGATTTAATTGATGACTCCTTTAAGTTAGCAGGCGAAGACCTAAAGAGACGCCAGTTTGTTGTAAGCCGTTCTCGTGCACCCATTGAACTCTACATAGATTCAGACCCCACTATGTGTGCCTGGGTATTTGAAGAGCAGGGTATACCTTCTCTCTTATTTGCTCACCCGTCATATTTACCTGTTGAACGTAGACCAGATGCTCCGTCAAAAGTCAGAGCATGGAGTGATATAGAGGACTCTATTACGCGAGTTAATCTCGCTCGTTCTAAGGATGCTTTAAAACCACAGACGCTAGAGTTCTGGCAAGACTGATGGAGATTATATTTAGTGGAGCCGAAGTAGGCTCGAATCGGACTCTTCTAGAGGGCATGAAGGTTGAGTTAATGGGGCTCAACTATTGGGGGCTTAGAAAGCGCGGCCTACCAAAGACTAAGACGTGGCTTATAAGCGAACACTTTACTCCAGAAACTAGAGTTGTCATCGAGTCTGGTGCACCCCAAGCAGACAAGTCGGGTATGTCGAGAGAAGAGTTAGAAGAGTTGGCCGCGGACTACCAAGAGTTTCTGGTTAACAATGCAGATAGGGCAATAGCCTTCTTAGAATTCGACTCACAAATTTTGGGCAAAGAATGGATAGAACAACAACGTTTATTTTTCAGTAACGACCCTAAACTACACGTGATATGGCATGAGTCATATGGGTTACAGGACTTACAAACATTAGCCCAGAACTGTCCCAATGTGGCTATACCACATAATGAAATTGAATCTGTTACCAATCTTGCCAGCCTTACTCGTTCCTATCAGCGGCAGTTTGGAACAAACTTTCATGGCATAGGATGCGCCAAACCAGATAACCTTAGACAGATACCATTTACTACAGCGAGCACATTGTCCTGGCTTTCACCTATGCGTAGAGGTGAGACAATCGTCTGGGATGGCACCAAGTTAAACCGCTATCCGAAGAAGATGAAAGACCAAGCCAGACCTCGCTACAAGACGATTGTAGAGAAGGCTGGACTAGACTATTTGCAGTTTGTACAAGATAGTACCCTAGAAGCCACTAGAGTGGCGGTCTGGTCCTACAAGAAGTTAGAGGAGTCAATGGATAAAAAAACGCCAAGTCTACATATCATAGAGGGTGGAAAAGAACCACTGTTAGTTGATAATAGCGAAACTCTCTACACGGGTTTAATGGGATTAGAGGAGTTCGCTTCTGATAACAGTGGGGTAGAAGAGCGGAAAGTTGAGCGTCGTGAGGTAGTCCAAAGAGACGCTTCTGAGATGCAGAACCTACCTGTATTTGGGTATAAGACTAAGATGATAGTTGAGCGAGATGAAGAAGGAAGGGATGTTCTTAAAGAAGTCACCCTTGTCCATACAAATAACTCGTCGATTCGCCAGTGCAATACCTGCTTCGTTGCTGCTAATTGTCCAGCCTTTAAGCCCGACAATAGTTGTGCTTTCAACTTCCCTGTCGAAGTAAAGTCGAAAGAACAATTATCGGCGTTTTTGACTGCAATTATAGAAATGCAGGGGCAGAGAGTGGCTTTTATGCGTTTTGCCGAAGAGATGAATGGAGGATATGCTGACCCAAATGTATCTCAAGAAATTGATAGGCTATTTAAATTGGTAGGAACGCTAAAAGAAATGGACACCAATAAGGAGTTCATTCAGATTACTGCACAGCGTCACTCCTCTGGTGGAGTGCTTTCTGCAATCTTTGGCGATAGAGCCCAAGCCCTCCGAGAGTTGCCTCTAACCCTAAGAGAGGAGACTGTAACCCAGATTCTTAAAGAGTCTACAGAAGACTAGTTAGTTGATAACAGTAGTAACCAGGTACTAAACTAGACTAGGATAGAGTTTAGCCTTACAAATAACCTTTTTGTCTTTGTCAAGTTAATAGGTGCACTACAAGGTAAACCATAAGACAATAACAATCTCCATTGAGGGGTATTGTGACTTTTAGAGAAATAGGTGGTCGTAAGTTGGCTGTAGAACTGGGGAATGTGGTGACTACCAAGACTTGCACTAAGTGCCTACAGACCCTACCCGCAACTTTTGAAGTTTTCCATTGGAGGAGTAAAAAGAATCAGGTATTAACAGAGATGTGCAAGACCTGCACCAGCGATTGTGGGAAGATTTACAGATTAGCCAATACCGAGGCCATTGCCGAGAA